CTTGTAACGACCTTCTTCTTCGTGTACCTCTTTTACCAACCAGTGGTAGTCGTCGGTCTCTCCTTTAAGAACGTTAGTACGCTCAAACAAAGGCTCGTCGAATACAAGCATGATTCTTTGGCGGTTAGCACCATAAGCAGTGCCTACAGTAAGAGCAGTTCCATCCATGTCTTCAGCTTGAACGAGAGGAAGGTTTTTGTCTTCCTGACCTTTAAGCATCCACTGGTAGAAACCATTTTCAAGTTCTACTTCCATTTCTGGGAAGCGGTTAACGAAGTTTACCATTGAACCTTGGAGGTTCATTTGGTAGATTTGCTGAATAGCCTTGTCAAGGAGTTGTGGTCTCTGCTGGTACAACTCGTAGAAGTGGTTATCAGCAATCAGACCTTTAAAGTCCTTAGGACGATAAAGTTGAGTGTTGAATAGTTTTTGCATTACTACAAATTTTAATTATTGATTATTGATTATCTCCAAACGCATCTTCCCAGAATGAAAGGTTCAGCTTTGTACCAGCAGAACTTTTTTGACCAGGTATGGACGTCTGTTGTTGTTCCCTAATTAGTTCGTCAAGCTTACGCTTTACTTGTTTCTCAGTCAATTTTACAAGTTTACTCATGTCAGGTTTGAAGTTTCCTTTTTTGTCAATTTCAAACAGACCGAGAGTATTATAGAATTGAATGAGTTGTTCAAATCCAGATGGATTAGAATATTGTTTATAGCCTAGCTCTGTAAATTGAGCACCTGTTTCAGGGTCAGTATAGGCTATCTCAGACATAGATTTTTTTATAGCTGACTTATGTTTAGTAGTCAATTCTATGCCTGGTATAATTTCTTCCAAAGAATCTATTGAAGATAAGAGAGACTCAAACTCTTCTACTTGTTTCTTTTGAAGTCTTTCTTCTCTTTGTAACTTTTCAGCTCTTTTATAGTCTACAAATTCTTTAGCAGATCTCTTAAGCTGAGGAAGAGCTGCATTTGCTTTTTCGGCCAATTTAGCAAGAGCTGTAGACTCTTCAATAGACTCTGCAATCTCTTTGTCACTAAGACCTTTAAGCTTTAAGTAGCGAGATAGAATATCTCTTTGAAGATCTTCTCTAGTGGAAAGAACCTCAGGAGTTACTCTGTCAAAGTAGTCAATATCTCTTGCTACTTTCATAGCTAAAAGCTCATCGTCAAAAGCATCTTCAATTTCTAAGAAAAGCTTTTTAGCTCCGGAGAAGTTTTGTACAAATCCGTTTACGTTTTCCTCTAATCTAGTATTGATAGTTCTATCAAACAAATTAGCTAGGTCGTCTGCGGATTCAACTACTACATCATCGTCGACTTCTAAAATTCCCTTATCTACAAGCTCTTTTACTAAAGCTGAATAAAGGGAATTATTATCTTCTTCAGAAGTAGTTGGAGTAATAGGCTTGTCAAGGAACGTTTCTTCGTCAGAATCCGGAAGGTTTATAATTCCAGGACTAGGAGAAGGTGTTGGGGTATCGTCCTCTGTTGTCTGGGTGTTTTGTTGCGGAGTATTTGGTGTTATTAACTGTACTCCTTCAAATTGGTTTTTAGACATTGCTCTATAGTTTCGTTTACAAAATTAATATACTGAACACAATTTCTCTAATGGTGTTTCACTTTTTTTCTCAAGGCCTATGGTTTTTTTACGTTGTTTTAGGAGGAGTGTTTTGTTGAGAACGCTTTAATTCTTCATTTGCTCTGTTACTTCTTTCTTTTTCATTGAGCTTTCTTTCCTCTATTTCTAGTTTTTTAGCATCTAGAATCCCTTTTTGTCTAGCAGTTTCTACTTCTAGCAAATCAGGCACCCCATCTCTATCAGAATCTCCTCGATATGTCATAGCCATGGCTCTAATTTCAGCAATTCTTTCTTGAGACTCTCTGTCTTTTTGTTTCTCTGCAGCTTCAAATTCTCGCTTAGCTTGATTATCCTGAAGTTCCATTTGCTTCATTTGCTGAGCAGCTTGACGGTCTTGCTCCTGGGATTCTTTTTGTTGTTGGGCAAGACGTTCAGAAGAATCTTTAAGTTTTCTAGCAATTGATTGAGAAGAGTTTGTAGTGTAGATAGAAATAAGGTCTGATATCTGAGCATTGCCATTTTGAATAGCAGCCTGTGCTAACTGGCGGAGGTCATTGAACAGCTGAGTATCTGAGTTAGAGTCAGAGATATGAAGGTCAAATTCTGTTTCTGAAAACTCTGTATACTGTTGTACAAATTGTTGGCCTAAGTCATCTAATAAGAAAGATCCTCTTTGTGGGTTATCCTTATAAGCTATTTTACAAGCTTCAAGGAATTTAGATAACGCAAGTCTTCTAAACTCAGAATCTAATTGGAACCAACGTTCCGTGATTTTAGCAAACTGACCTATTTCAGCCTGGACGTTTCTTACAGCAGCTCTAGTACCTATTTCGCCTTCTCTGGCTCCTTGTACACCTGCTATTTTACCCATTGTACCTTCTATAGCAGCTAGGTAATCAGTTAACATTTGGATGCCTGTAGTATTTGCACCCATAGATACTTCCTGAGTAATAAAGGTATTAAACGCACCTGCTGATTTACCCTGAGAAGGACCTTTGAGAATTTCTTGAGTAGGATCAAGGAACATAATTTTATCTACAGCGGTGTATTGTAACCATTCTGCAGGTTCCCATCCTGAAGGAATAAGAGAAGCATTTACAGCTGTTGCTGTTCCTTTGAAGGTAGCTATCTCAAGCTCTCTTTTCCAAAAGCCTATATCGTAAGCGTAATCAAATGGTTTGAGAAGATCCATTACAGATTGAATCTTATAACCATTTGTATTACAAGTCATGCCTATGATTGGAGGAGTACCAGATGAAAGGTTTGTCATTGACTTAGAACCGTGTTCTACTGGTTGCATTTTTACGTAAATGTCTTGGCCTATTTTAGTGCCTCTCAGCCATTCATTTACCCACATCCATTTTACAGATTCTCCTAGCTCTTCTTTAGGTTTGTAAAACTCGTTTACATAAGTAATCTGTTCATCTCCATACTCGTCTAAGTATGTCAGTTTGCCTATCTTACGCCTAGACTTCCAATAAATTGTGACTTCTCTAATTTCTCCGTTTTCATTAAAGTCTCCGCCAAATGCATATTTCTCTATTACGTTTGGAGAAATAAGTTTAATGGTATCATCTCCTGTGGTAGAAGGATCTCCTATAATCTTATCAGCATTATCTACTAAAAGAGCTAGGTCTCCTCTATTAGAAAGGTAATAATCAGATTGATAGTCTGATAAATATTGGTCTCGTCTTTCTAATTTTTTTACGTCTTCGTCTGAGAGATAATCCCAATAGTCATCTATAATTTGACCTAATGATCGGTATTGATAAATGACGATAATATCTTTTTCGTGTAGATACAGAGAAGATCCTCCTCCCATTGTAAAGACATTTCTAGGATCAATTCGCCTCATTATAGGTTTGCCTCCTAAAACGTCTATTTGGACAACCTGTTCTCCAGAAACCAGTAGATCTTCAAAGGTTCTTCTAAAAACAAAGTCAAAGTTATTCTCTTTATACTCTCTTTGTAGAATCAAGTTAGCAGTTCTTTCAGCAAGGTCTTGAAAATCATAGGTCATATAATTTTTAAGCTTCTCCGCTTCTTTCTGGATATACTGTTCGTTATCTGACTTTTGTATAATTTCCAGAGTCTTTTTAAAGAGCTCTTCTTTAAGAGCTTCTTCCTTCCGAGTGTTAGAGTCTTCGTCTTTACCTGATATATAAGCTCTAAACTCTCTACGTCTAGATATATAGTCTCCTATTAAGAGGTCTATTTTAGCGTTACCGATTCCTACGTGTTGAAATTTTGCGGGAAAACTATCTAGGTCTAACTGGGCAGGGTTAATGTACTTCTGGAAATTACGTACATCTATAATATTAGCACGTAGGTTATAATTTTCTGATTTATTCCCGTACTCCCCCCGGTAGTATTCATTACTACCTACTAGTCCTTCTGCAAAGTCTATACATTTCTTGTACCATTTATCGGTTTTCTTGTCGTCTGATACCTTTTGGTTAGGAAAGTTATAGCCAGTGTATTTAATATTCTGATCTATATCTCCAGTGTAGTTCTTTGCCATTGTAGTTTATCTTAAATTGCAAAATTAATCAAAAAAAGATTGTTTTCTTGGAGTTACGTTACGTTTAGCGAAGTAACTGTTTTCTAAGAAGGTCATTTGTTTCTCCGTAGTCTCCTTTTTAACCTTATGCATAGTCTCATCGTACCAGAACAGCATAATGAGTGCAGATATTCTATCGAAGTTCCCTTTTGGGTTCCATCTTATTAGTTCTTTTAAGATGGCTGGAGACAGAATAGTAGTTAGCATCAAGTTATCATTGGAGTTAGATATAGTAGACATTAGCCAAGAGTTAATGTAGTCTATACCAGTATCATTAATTCTACCCGAGTTATAGATACCTTTAGAAGTATTGGTACCGGGCTTGTAAGTGTCTGAGTTTCTAAGCTGATATGGTGTATCCGCTAATAGGTAGGTACAGTTATTCTGGACGAAGTAGTTAAACAGGCCTATGAAGTTTTGCTCGTACATACCAGTTGCTTTATAGTAAAGCAGTAATCTTCTACATACCTCGTAGAAGAATTTAGGATCATCAGTACGGCCTGTATATTCTGCAACTATGGTACGAGTAATACGGTCAAAGACTATAATAGAAGGTAAGGACGTAGTTGTTGCCTTTGCTTTATCTACTACGTCAATGCCTGCAATATACCGATGAGTTTCAATATTACCGTTTTCGTCTGTTTTGGGTTTCTGAAAGATTTCTACTAAGCCTCGTTTATCTTCAGAAGAATCGAGAGGGTATGATCTAATTGGTAGTTTATCTTGGATAGTATCAAAATAAACTTCTTGCTTGTCGTTAAACTTAAGCCAGCCCTTATATGAGGCATCTAAGAATCTTTTTTTCTTTCCCCCAAGTACCTCAGATAATTGATCTTTAAGTAAGACTGTAGGGAATCTAGTACCTTCAGTTACTAAGAATGCCTCTGAGGGAAGAATAGGGTTATTGATTATATGGACTTGGTAACGAGTAAGATCTTTTTTTCTAGCTTCCCGTAGTGTATCCTCCTCCATCATAGCAGACTCTGTGTCTGTTATTAGGTTAGGGCCTTTCTTATGTTTGTTTCTAGTAGATGTAACAGGTACGAAGTATCCTATTTTTCCTCTTTGCTCAAAAGTATCGTCAAAAGATAAACAGTTGTATTGCTCTGGGTTACGGAATACATTTTCCGCAAAAAGAACAGACCCTCCTTGGGTAAAACCTCCGGTTCCAAGCATCCATATAACTTGTCGTTTGAACATCTTAGAAGCTTCAGCTCCTTCTAAGGCACCTATGGTTTCCACAAGAATATCAAAGAATCCAATTTCATCTAACATTACTAGGTTAGGACGACCTGCGTTACCTGCTAGTGGGTTATTGTGGAAGGTTCTATGATAGAGGTATGATCCGTCTACGTTTTTTAAGAATGAGCCTTCTTTTTTAGAACCTGTCCAAGATTTATAAAGAGGGCTAGGAAAGACTGAGTTCTCATATTCAAACTCTCCTGGTAAGTTGTTTAGTCCAAATAAGATTTTGTCAAGAAGTGGTCCAGACCATTTAGAATCAATTGCACCTACTACTGTATCTGAAGTTAGTGGGCGTTTGTTTTGCTTTGCTTTTAGATATTCGTCGTAGTCAATTGCTCCTCCTGTTAACCAGTTATGGGCTCCAATTCCTGCTGAAGCATAAGACTTACCTCCACCACGAGCCTGAATAGATATAAGATTCTTAGCTGAGTTTTGGTAAAGAGGTTTACCTAAGTTTGAGTTATGTATTGTCCTAAGATAAGCTCTAGCAGGTATATAAGTTTTGGTTAGGTCCTCTTCTCTTATAACTCCTAAGTTTATGTATTGGGACATCATTCCCATTTTCTCAATAGAGGCTCTTTCTGGTCCAAGAAATCTGTTGCAGGTAAATTGATAGTCATCTGTAAATCCAGAAAATCCTCTGCACTCTTCGTAAAGTAAAAAGAGTTCCCAGTCTATATCACGAAGCCAAGGTTTACCTGGTTTTTGTGCTAGAGTTCTAGGGTCTTCCACAAGAATGTTGTGGAAGTTTATGTAATAATAAAGAGGGCCGGGAATCCATTTTCCAGATTCCCAGCTCCCTTCTATTAGTCTTCTTTTTTGCTGCCTCCAAAAATCCCTGTACTCATAGCGGTCTGCTATAGGATGTAGGTTAGGAATTTCCGGAAGTACAAAAGCAGAGTTATTTACTGTCGTCCAGAAGTTCATCTATAGGTTCAAAAGTTACCTGGATAATTTCACTTGTCTCCAAGTTCATAAAGTAGTTTCTAAATAGTAGCCCATAAGTCTTTGCAAACTCTTCTTCTTCAAAGCTGCTGTATTCATGGATCTCTACAGAACCTTTAAGCATCTGGTCTAATACAATTTCTAAAATTGTCATTCTACCATGATTTTGGTTGAACTGTTCGACAATTCCATTTAAAGCCTGTTCATGGGACTTTTCAATAGAATTCAATTTTCCCATCAGTACTTGATGGTCAGAGAACATTTTCTTTGGTTGTTTAGTATTACTCATTTGTTTAGATTTCTCCACTCTCAGACAGTGAGAGGGAATTAGCATTAGAATTTTCTTCGTTCTTTAGCTCTTCACAAATCTTTTCATAGTCTTTGTAAATAGCATAAGTATTTCGGTGAAGTTTGTCTAGATCAGCTCCATTGTCTAGATTATACTCTTGGTTCTTTAAATAGGTTGATCTTTTTTTGATCATCTCGTCCCAATCTGTTAAGGCTCGCTGTGCTTCCGTCAACATTAAAGATCGGTAAGCTTCTAATAAGGAGTCTTGGGATTTCCAATCCCAGTCTTTGGGGAGTAATCCTTTTACGTTTTCTAATTTGTTCGGGTCATAGTACATCAAAGATTTAGGATGAGATACCAGGTGAAAGGCCCACATTATAGAAGATGTCTTAGTCTTCTTTTTTGAAGTATCAGATTTGTATAAGTTGGAGAATTGTGGATGACTCTTTAACTCTGGAAAGGTATCCCAGTAGTTTTTTTCAGTATCAAAAATTTCAGTTCTCTTACTTAGCATCTTGTTGTTTCTTTTTTAGTATCTCTGCGTTTTCCTTAATTCTCTGCATTCTTGCTTTCTTTGGGACAAACTTACCAAAGAGAGTTAAGTGTATGGTATTGGAGGTCTCTGGTTTGAATAACTTATTCTCGTCTTGTTCAATCTTCGATATCGTCTCCGTAGTGAAAGCCCCAATCATCGTCAACAGCCTCATTGTCTTCTCCTTGGTTAGGTGGTGTTTCTTGGCTAAAGTCTCTATTAGCTGTAGTTGTTTCTTCGGAATTTTCATAAATAAGTTTAAATTCTATAGAAATATTAGAGTCTAGATAGATATCTAAAGCTGGGGATAGTTGAGATCCGTTAAGGAGAGCATACCCTAAATAATACTTTTGCTTAAGTCTTGCTATAATATTATTTAGATGGTTTGCCTGTAGGTCTAGTCGTTCTCTTATCTTTTTTCTAATATCAGTAGACATGATATACTCGGATCTTTCTGGATTAGGAAGATTCCTGTATTTACTGTTGTAGTACATTAGTGAGGCAAGTACTTCTAACTCTTTATTCGTTAGCGGCGAAGAAACAGGCTGGTCTTTTATTTCGTAAATAAGAAAGTTAACTATGGCCAAAAATTGGTCATAGACTCTTTCCTTGTCTGTTGGGACTTGGAGGGGATAAGACTGCATTACTCTCTTGTTGATTCTAAAACAAAGGTATAAAATTCTTCACCTACATAACAAGTCGAGTGAAAATTTATACCTAAATTTGTGTCGATGTTGGCTATCCACTCAAAACAAAATTCCACCTCCTCAGCATAAACTAGTAATTCGAGCAGATCGTCTGATACTGCTCTCATTATTTTATTCTGGTCTGGATGGAGTATGACTAACAAACTATAACTATAAAGAAGATGAAGCGATTGTTCTTTGACATAGAAACTAGCCCCTGTATTGGCTGGTTTTGGAGACCAAGTTACAAAACAAGATTAACTTACGACCATGTGATTGAAGATGCTAAGATAATTTGCATCAGCTACAAGTGGGAAGATGGAGAAGTTAAAACTCTTGTATGGGATAAAAATAAGGATGATGGAGCTATGATCAAAAAGTTTGTCAAAATAATGAATCAAGCTGATGAGATTATAGGCCACAACGGAGACAGGTTTGACATTCCATGGATACGTACAAGAGCACTTTACCACGGAGTCAAGAGCGTCCCACGCTGGAGAACACTAGATACTTTAAAGAGTGTACGATCAAATTTAAATTTACCGTCCAATAGACTAGATGCTATAGGGCGGTATTTTAATTTAGGGGAGAAGATAAAGGTCGATGGAGAACTTTGGAAAAATATAGTTTTTGGTGATGGAGATAGAATGCCAGAAATGATTAAGTACTGTGAGATGGATGTAGAGCTTTTAGAGAAGGTATATAAGAAGATAAAGGCTATGGTTCCAATAAAGACTCACGTAGGAGTAGTAGAAGGAGGGGAGAAATGGAGCTGCCCAGGATGTGGGAGTGAAAGCTTAGTTAGAAACGGTACCAATGTTACTACCACAGGTGTTGAAAAGCAGAAGATGATGTGTAAAAGTTGTAAAACTAACTATACTATCACTGGGAAACAGTACATTAAGTATTTAGAGTGGAAAGTTTTACAGAAAAGCCGTGGGTAAGGGATTTAAAAATTGATTATCTTTGAGAATATGGGAACAGCAAGACAACAGAAGGTAGATGAGACTAAAGGCCTTATCGTTTACCCTTTACCCGAAGAAGAATTTGAGTATTTATGTAGCCTCCACGGTCCATACCTTGTTCTGGTTATAGCTGAACTTTTAGAATGGACTAAAGTTTTAGATAAAGAAGGTCTATTCGGAGCTACTACTGATGATATGCGGGAACGCATAAACTTACTTCTTGACGAATACTACCTTGGAGACATTGTACGGCGTTTAGAAGTAAAAGAAGAGATGGACGAAGATTAACTAATAAAAAGGAGGTAATCTAATCTAAGCTACTAGAGAGTAATT